CCTAACTATAGGAGTATTTCATGAATTGTAGCATTTGCTGGAAGCCTTTAGAGACCGATAACGATGTAAAACGTGGTATTTGCTTCTCCTGCCACGTAAAGGGCATCAGGTTTGGATTCAAGGCCACTGGATATGGACAGGATGTATGGAATGGTCCGACTGTGCGTGAGGTTCAGAGGTATTACGAAGCAATGCCCAATGTTGAAAAGATTTCAACTAGGAAGGAATTGATTTGAAATGGAATGGTTGATTCCTATTGCCGTTGCTGTCATTGGCGGCCCTTTGGTAGTTCTAATTCAAATAGTCAGGGACTTCCGCAAAGAGAACCACGCCGACCATGGCAAGGTTATGGAGGCCATCACCGAAGTGCACGATGACGTCAAGGACCTTGGTAAAAGGTTCAAGAAACACCTGAAGTGGCATGACCAGCAAGAAGAATCAGGTGGTGGAGGCGGAGAAAGCACCGTCGCATGAAAATTAAGAAGGCACCGAAGGTAAAGGTAACCAAACCAAAGGCCAAGAAGATTGAAACGCCAGCGGTCAAGAAAGCCAAGAAAGAATTGGCCAAAGCGGAAAAGAAGGCCGTTGAAGCAAGAAAAGCACTACGCAAAGCAGAGGAGAAAAAGTAATGAAGGCAAAAGGTAAAAAAGGTAAACCAGCGTTTGGTGTCATGCTCATGATTGAGACAACGCCAATGGGCAAAGCCTACAAGAAAGCAAAGAACAAAGCAGCAAAGAGAAAGAGCAAATAATGCCAAAGAAATCCATGAGACTTGGCGGCGGTGGCCGCTTTGCAAAGTTGGAGAAGTCGCTAAAGGGTAAGGTCAGTGACCCTGCTGCTGTTGCTGCTTCTATTGGTCGTAAAAAGTACGGTGCCAAGAAGATGGCCAAGATGGCCGCTACTGGTCGCCGTCGTTCAAGCAAGAAAGGCAAGTAAGTCATGATTATTCCTAATTACGCAGACGGAACGATTACTGCAGCGGATGGTTATGTTGAGGCCGTCGTGGAAGATTCGGACACCGTTGCCATCCAGGTGTACGGCACGTGGGTTGGAACACTTGGTTTTGACTCATCAGTCGTTGCGGACCAGTGGGCAGACCAAGCGGTCAAGGCTTCTAGCCAAACCACAGCGACTACCCTTGTTACGACAACAACGGGCAACGGTCTGTTTTTGGTAGACACAAAGTCAGTCAGTAATATCAGAGTTTACTCAGATGCGTGGACTTCTGGCACAGCCAATGTGCGAATCCGAGCAAGCCGAAGCAGCAAGTAAGGAGCAATCATGGCTGATTATGGTTATGAAAACATGCCAATGGGCAGGGCGATGCGTAAGGCTGACAAGCCCAAGGGCAAGAAGCCGAAAGATGCGCCAAAACTCCCAGAGGGCTGGCGTTACATGCCCGATGGTAAGGTCGTGGCAAAATCCGACATGGATGACGAAGATTCGTTGGTTGGAGACGAACCTAATATAGAAGCCATGGAATAATGCGTTACGGACCCGTAACATCCACCACCAAACCCAACTACACAGTAACGAGGGAGAAGAAACATGGCAGCAAAAAGAAAAGCAAAGCCAAAAACAAAGTCAAAGGTAAACCAAGCAGGTAACTACACCAAGCCTGGTATGCGTAAGGCTTTGTTCAACAAAATCAAGGCTGGCACAAAGGGCGGAGACCCAGGCGAATGGTCGGCCCGCAAGGCACAACTTCTTGCCAATGAGTACAAGAAAAAGGGTGGCGGATACCGTGACTAGAGCCAAGTCGCAAGAATCGTTGAAGCGTTGGGGCGACCAGAAATGGCGAACGTCTGACGGTAAACCATCAAAGGGTAAGAAGCGTTATTTACCCGATGCCGCTTGGAACGCATTGTCACCTGCCGAAAAGGCTGCCACCAATAGGGCAAAAGCCAAGGGCAACAAGGCTGGCAAGCAGTTCGTGAAACAACCAAAGAAGATAGCCAAAAAGACAAGGAACTACAGATAATAATGCCCAAAACTGCTGCGTGGCAACGTAAGGAAGGCCAAAACCCAAAGGGCGGCTTGAACGCCAAGGGTCGTGCCTCCTACAAGGCTCAGACTGGTGGGACATTGCGTCCACCCGTGAAGTCTGGCGATAACCCACGCAGAGCGTCATTCCTTGCACGTATGGGGAACATGAAAGGACCTGAGTACGATTCAAACGGTAGGCCAACTCGTCTGCTTTTGTCATTGAGGGCTTGGGGCGCCAGTTCCAAAGCCGATGCTCGTGCCAAGGCAAAAGCAATGTCTGAACGTCTCAAAGCCAAGAAACAAACGAAGAGGAATGTATAATGCCACGCCAATCAAACGCCGACAAACTAGCAACATATCGTAAGCGACTTGACTACGCAATGTCTTGGCGTAGGAACGAGTCGTACGACCAACTGTGGCAACGAATGGTCAATTTGTACCGTGGTCGTCAATACCGTGGAATGGCAACTGGTGACCGACTGTTGGTGAACATTGCCTTTTCTACCATCAACACACTTGCTCCTGCTGTTTCAATTGGTCGCCCAAAGATTAACGTAAACCCACGCAAACCAGAAGATGCCGACAAAGCAATTGTTACCGAAAGCATCATCAACTACTGGTGGCAGCACTACCACTGTCAAACAGAGTTCCAACGTGCAGTAAAGGACTACTTGATTCTTGGACATGGTTGGGTAAAGACTGGCTATCGTTTCGTTGAGGAATCCAAACTTGACAATATCCAAGACACAGCGGATGAAGCGGCGGCAAAAGAACCTGCCGACGACGTTGAGTCAATGTTAATCATCCGTGAGGACCGCCCGTTCCTTGAGCGTGTTGACCCGTTTGAGATGTTTGTTGACCCAGACGGTTGCAACATGCAGGACATTCGTTGGATTGCCCAGCGTACTCGCCGCCCACTCAAAGACGTAAGGAACGACGCACGATACAACTACGCTGCACGCCAGGAAGTTGGTGCTACGGTTTATCAGAAATACGGAGACCTCAACGTCAACATGAACTACACCACCACGTATGGCGACCAGAACCCAGACGAAGCCTACGCCGATGTGTACGAATACTACGACATTGAGACTGGAGAAATGTGCGTCTTTTCCAGTTCTGGTAGCGACAAGTTCCTAGTTAAGCCCACCAAAATGCCCTACGTATTTGGACATCCGTTCGTAATGCTTCGTAACTACGAAATCCCAGGGTTCTTCTACCCGATGGGTGAGTTGGAAGCCATAGAGCCTCTGCAGTACGAGTTGAACGAAACCCGTACGCAGATGATGAATCACCGCAAGCGATACAGTCGCAAGTGGTTGGCGATGGAATCAGCATTTGATGACTTTGGTCGCCAGATGCTTGCGTCAGATGATGACAACGTAATCGTTCCTGTAAAGGGCAGCGAAAACCTCTCAAACGTGGTTGTCCCCATGCCAGCGCTCATCAACCCACCTGAGTTCTACAATCAGTCGGCACTTATCCAAAATGACATTGACCGTGTATCGGGTGTTTCAGAGTACCAGCGTGGTGCCATTCCAGAAACTACCCGTACGGCACGTGAAGCAGCCATTATTGCAGAGGCTGGAAATGCCCGTGTGGCTGAAAAACTGGTTAACATTGAGAATACTATTGCTATTGCCGCAGCCAACCTCATCATGCTGGCCCAGCAGTTCTTGACTGGTGAACAAACCATCCGCATCGTGGGCACAGAAAACGCCCCAGTATGGCTTACATTTGATAAAGATTATATTAGTGGAGAGTTTGACTATACCGTTGAGGCTGGTTCTACTGCTCCCCGTAACGAAGCCTTCCGTCGTGATATGGCCCTACAGATGGTTGCAGCACTACAACCGTTTGCCCAGCAAGGTCTAGTGGACTTGCCAAAACTGGCAGAATACGTGCTTGGTGTTGGGTTTGGGGTAAAGAACCCAGGCCAATTCCTTACTAATCCACAGGACCAACCACAGGCACAAGGTCAACCCGCCATGAGTCCTGACCAAATGGCTTTGGCGGGCCAAGGCTTACCACCTGGCATGACACCCGACCAACAGGAAGCCCAATTACCCCCAGGATTCCTCCCACAGGGCGATATCCAGGGTCCAGGACCACAGGTTCAGGGCGATAATACGGCTATTTTACAAAGCCTTCCTCCCGAAATACTACAAGCATTACTGGGGCAGCAACAATAAAATAGGCCCCATGTAATGGATTTACCTCTATATAAGGGACTTATCATAAGTCTCAGGAATAACCAATCCGAAGGATGGACTCCATGAATGAAATAGATGCAAGTGTGGACGACGCAGCGGAACCCGTTGAAGGGCAATCCGAAGAAGCGACTGAGGCACTGGTAGAAACTCCAGAAGCAGCACAGGAACTGTTTGACTTCACAGAGGTGGCCGACAAGATGGTCCGCCTCCAAGTTGATGGGCAAGAGGTTCTAGTACCTGTCAAGGAGGCTCTGGCTGGTTACCAACGTCAAGCGGACTATACCCGCAAGACGCAGGAAATCAGTGAGCAGAGGAAGCAACTTGAATATGCGAAAGCGTTACAGGAAGCCCTGCAAAACGACCCGCACAACACGTTGCGTTTGCTAAACCAGCAGTACAATACCCAACTTCCGCTTGAGGGCGAAGATGAGTACTTGGACCCGCAGGCTAAGCAAGTCAAGGACTTGGAAAAGCGACTCGTTGCCTTTGAACAAAAACAGGCAATGGATGAACTCACCAGGACTATTGACTCTTTGCAGAGCAAGTACGGCGATGATTTCAACGCCGATGAAGTAGTGGCAAAAGCGCTTGCTACAGGGCAGACCGACTTAGAGTCTGTCTTCAAGCAAATGGCTTTTGACAAGGTGTACTCCAAGGCATCCGAATCCCAGAAGAAACTGGCTGAGGAAACCAACAGAGTGCAGGCTAAGAAGGCGGCGCAAGTCGTCTCATCTGCTTCAACGGCCAAACCAACCGTCACCGCACCTGCTAGACCGAAGTCAATCATTGAGGCGTATCAACAGGCAAAGGACGCCCTAAACTAATCCACTTCATCTACTTTAAGGAGTAGCAATAACATGGCTGGTAACCCAGACTTCAATGCTCTATTGAGCACAACCTTGCAGAACTATCGTCCGCAACTGGTTGACAACATTTTCACTGCCCGTGTCCTTTTGGACCACCTGAACTCCCGTGGGCGAGTCGTCGTGGAAGAAGGCGGTACTCAAATCATTGAGCCGCTCGTCTACGCACAGAACGACACCGTGGGTTCGTACAGCGGGTACGACGCAATTGACCTGACGCCGCAGGACGGCATCTCGGCTGCTGAATACGACTGGAAGCAGATGGCTGCTTCCATTGCCATCAGCGGCATTGAGGAAGCCAAGAACCGTGGCACCGAAGCAATCATCAAGTTGCTGAACGCCAAGGTCATGCAGGCAGAAGAGTCCATCAAGGAGAGCCTGAACGACATGCTCTTCGCTGACGGCACTGGCAACAACGGCAAGGACTTCAACGGTCTTGGCAACATCATCGGCACCACGAACACCGTGGGTGGCATTGATGGCAACACCAACACCTGGTGGAGGTCAACAGTTGATTCAACCCCAGGTGCGTTGACGCTGCTTCAGATGGCAGCGGCTTTCAACTCCGCAAGCCGTGGCAACGACCATCCTGACCTCATCGTCACGACTCAGACCCTGTTTGAGAAGTACGAGTCGCTGTTGGTCCAGAACATCCGCTATCAGGACACCACCAAGGCCAACAACGGCTTCATGAACCTCATGTTCAAGCAGGCCCCCGTTGTGTTTGACGTGTCGTGCACCTCTGGCGTCATGTTCTTCACGAACAGCAAGTACCTCAAGTTGACTGGCTTGTCCAATCACTGGTTTGAGACGACTGAGTTCCAGAAGGGTACTGTGGCTGGCGTGGATGCCCGCTACGCCCTCATCCTGGCGTTCGGTGAACTCACCTGCAGCAACCGTGCTCGTCAGGCCAAACTGACGGCCAAGACCGCCTAATACGAAGTAGTCATACCTTCGGGTAGTAATACAGCGTATTAAGGCTCCGTTGGTCGGGGCTGTGGGACTGGTCGGCACTTTCCTTCGGGTGTCTCCCATGGCTCCGACTACGGGCATGTAATGAAATGACATATAAGTAAGGGAGAAATCTCTCCCGCCAACATAGTTTGGTTATCTGCCGAAAGGCAAGGAGAAAAGAACAACTATGGCAACTAACAACAAATTCGTCGTACAGCGCACAAACGTGCTTGCTTCCGACGTAGTAGTCGGAACCACATACGCAGCACTTGATTCAGGTGACTTCGGTTGGTATGGCAACGCTGGTGAGACCTACGTGTTTGAAGCACGTGTCGTCTACGACGCAGACGGTGCAAATGAGGGCGCTGCCTTCTCAATCACGGCATCTGCTGCACCAACGGCAGTTCACTTCATCTCGGAGTACAACACGGATGCAACAACGCTCGTTCGCACGGCTTGCGTTGCAATTGACACTCCAGACCACGGAACGGCTTCAGTTGATGCATTGAACACCGCACTTGTCTATGGCGTAATCACACCATCAGCCGATGGTTTCGTTGGCATCAGCGGCATTGCGGAAAACGCAGCCAAAATCACTGCCAAAGGTGGACTTTCCACTCTGTCGTGGAAGCGTGTTGACTGGCCGTCACAGCCGTAAGACATTAAGTTGCTGAAGGTTGGCCAGTTGAAGGACTGGCTGACCCAAAGCATTACGCACCCGAAGGAGCGTTCATGAATAACATTTCACGTGTCGGCGTACAGCAGGCACCAGCAGGTGCGAGCATTGTTGGCGCTCGTGACCACATTCAAGGCGTAAACTCCGTTTATGCCCAAGACGGCGCTGAGCCTGCAATGCCAAGTGCTGGGTCTAGTTATGAGACTATCCAGTGCAACGCTCAAACTGAGGGCGGAGACAGGTGTGCTAGTCGTGCATCCCAAGGAACGCCTTTGTGCATCGGGCACCTGAGACAACTTGCTAACAACATTACTCCCTTGAAAGAGGGAGAGAAGTTTGACCCTGACAAGGTTGCCGCAAGGGCATATCCAGACGGGGTACCAAAAATACAGTAAGGAAGTCCCGTGGCAATTCCATTTCAAAACGAAAATCTAACCCTCGCACAGATGAGGGATTTTGTTGCTCAACTATCAGATTTGGACATTGGCCAAGACCCAAATGACGACATCACTACCGACCTTGTAAACGGTTTCATCAAAGAAGGCTTCCAAAAGATTGTAGCCCTGAGCAACCGATATCCGTACTATCAATCAACATACGGCTTTAGCACGGTGATTGACATTCATGGCTACAGCACGTTCGGACAACTTTTGCCTACGGTTGTATCAAAGTCAATCACCGACATTGCCCAAATAATCGCCGTTATCAACAACACCAACGCTGGCAACTCCCTCATTTACATAGACCAATTTAAGGCTGAAAGCATTTGGGTTGGCTCAAATGATGTTTCTGGCATACCAGCATATTTCAGTATCTGGGCGAACCAAGTAAACCTGTGGCCTAAACCAGACCAAGTTTATTCCATGACCATTCGTGGATACCGCAGACCCAATTTGAATTGGTTGTCTGACGTAAACGTATCCATTGACATTAGTCCAGATTTTCAATTGCCGCTTGTCAATTATGTCATGT